ACTTCTCTAAAATACCGTCGAGATAAGTATCCTTAGCTTTTTTAAGTTGTCGTTCTTCTATGATTAACGGAATGATTGGGTGCTCATACCGCCCCAAGTTGTATTGATCAAGAACAGGATTACCTTTCTCTGAGTAGTGCGTACATGACAACCCTTCTTGATCAAATAAAAAATCACTCAGTTGTTTATTACTAGCTGTGTTTATGTCGCCGTACTCTGTTTCGATTTTCTTCGCAATCTCCGCAATTCTTGCAGCGCATTTAGCAGACTCAGCCTTGCAGTATTCAGTGTCAATAAGGACTCCACGAGCTTGCATACGGATGAGGGTGTGGAGCAAGGCGATTTCTGATTTGTATGTAGGGTCTTCCAGCACACCTTTATTCTTGTAAAATCTAAACAACCCCATGGTAATCCTCGCATCAGTTCGAGCGTACGGTTCGAGCAAGTCCCGAGGGATGTTTGAGTAGTCCGTGATTTTGTGTTTCCTGATGTACGCCTTAAGTTTCTTTTCATCCTCAGGCTCCTCGTCCAAATACTTCTTTGCTAAATGTTTCAACTGCTTGTTAGACTCGTCGGGGTTATACACATGCGCCATGATCATTGTGTCGTGCACCTCGCCAAGCACCGCCATACCGCAGGTGTGCAGCATGAGAATATCAAACTTAGCGTTGTGAAAAACTTTTTTGATGTGGGTACTCATACAGGCTAGGTCGATAGGAACCACGTCGTCTTCGCCAAGCTGTATGTAGTTGGTGCGTCCGTCTTCATCGGCCGTGATGATGGAGAATGGCCGGTGTCCGTTGAACATATCGAAGCCCGTTGTCTCAGTATCAATTGCTAAGTAGCTCATAGTGTAATTGTTCCTTTCGATTCTCGCTCGATCAATTTGTCAAGATAGTGTTTGGCTTTCTCAAGGTCTTCTAAGCCGTTCTTCATGTCATAGCGACTGACGTATTTAACCACGTTCCCTTCCATGAATCCCATCCTGTTCAAACCGATGTACTGCATAGGTTGTATTTTATACTGTGTATAGTGTTTTTGTTTTCTGACGTCTTGCATTAGAATTCCTTTTCTGCTACAGGTCGTTTAGACTCTACGTATCTGTGAAGAGCCTTAACAAACGCAGGTTTTTTGTAGTAATAATTTCCGTAATCTGTTAAAGCACGGAACCGCAGTAACGCTTTAAGATACCCGAGAGCTTCCTCTTTGGAGAACGCTTGACAATGCTCTTCAATAAAACGAACACTGATTTGCTTAGTGTCGAGCATAGATTTCATAACGTCCACCCCGCCCATCTCATCGAGTAGTTTATACAATTCCTCTTGGTCGCTATTGTCTGTATCCTTATGCCGGTCTGAGCTCCACAGGTCGTAAGCGAACTTAGGTGCGTCGTATAATGAGCAAAGGAACTCGTAAATGTACTCAACGTGTTCCGGCAGCACGAGCACCGTCTCACCATCTTCCGTACTGAACAGCCTGCACGCAAGAGCCACAGCACACTTGGCGATCTTCTTCTTTTGTTCCCCTCTATGTACGATCGGAAAGTCTTCTGAGTATTTATTGAGCATTAACTTTGAGAAGTCTACGCACGCACGGTACGTGTCGTCTCGTATGATTATTTGATTAGGTTTTCGACTCCATGCCCAGAGGATAAGAGCACGGCACAACTCACTCGTGTACACGTGGCCCACGTCCCGATCTACAGGGTCATTGATAAGATCGGCTGCCACATCTTCATTGGCTAGGACCATTGCGAAGTCAAAGCGTGCAATATCTTCGTCCTTACCTATGAGGTTCTTTATCAACTCAATTCCATATCCTGCGTGCCCTACGGAGTGGGCCCGCGGGTTAGCTAACCACATCAGTCTGGTTTTAGCTGACGTTGATGCCGTGGCGATCTTAGTTATTTCAGCAATGCCCTCACTGCGTATACGCGACATATTACCTATGTCATCTGTCGTGAGTCCGGTAACTTCATCAATAACGAGCAGTCGTCCGTCGTTGATTGGTATGCGTCCCCACGTTATCATCCACTTGTTAAACTGCTTCTGTGCCCCGCCCACCAGACCGGCAAAGCTCGCCCCTTCTCCAGAGGCGAACTGCCCGAGTCTGTAATGTGCCATGAGGCGCTTAGCAATTTGTGTTTTCCCACACCGTGTGTCTCCGATGAGAAGCGCTTCAGGGTATCCTTTGAAGACTTGCTCACGTTTTAACTTGAACGCAGGTACTCCGTGGTAGACTAAGTCAAAGGCGAGGTGCGCATTTTGTCGACTATAAATATGCGTCACGTTCATTGACAAGTCTGAGTATATAGCCTTCAACTTTGCTTTGATGTTTGACATTGAAATACCCTCAACATGTTTTTTAGTTCATCGGTTATCACAAACTCCGAGATTGATGATTGGCTAGGTCGAGCTTTATACCCGATAAACGCTAACTCGTTACTGCGGGGGTCAGCCACGGACACAGCCTCAATCTCATAGTCTTGGTTTAACTCAACGGGACAGTCTAACATATAAAAAGTCCCTTTCTCATACTTGTGTTTTTGTTCGATTATTTCTCCTGTATCATCATTGGTCGTGAACTGCGGTAATTCGTCAAGACTTGGTATTATCTCAACTTGTTCGATGGGTTGATGCTCAGGTATTTTCACATCGTACTTATCACAGGGCGGTATACCCATTATGTCGGATATAATACGGCGGCTATCTTTCTTCTTAGACTCAACAAACTCAAGCAACTCGTCGCTGGTTTCGTCAAGATCGGCTGAGCCTGCGTGTGTTCGGTTGATAGGGCATAGTAAGCACTTTGTTCCATTGCCGCCGTTACACTTTATGTCAATGTGTTTCGGGACAACGTAAGAGGCAGGGTTCTTAGCAAGAACACGTCCCTTAATACGTGACCGTTTGAAGTACAGCTTTTTATCCATGGCCTCGGCTAACGTAGTATCTGTGACTTTGTCCGGTATGTCGGTTACAACACTGTCTTTCATTCCGCGCGGTACGGTTCTCGCCACAAGTGCGTGGAAGTCCTGAATGGTATTTCCTTGTTGTATGTAATCAGTGAAGTCTGCGTTGGCAGGGTCAGTGAGGGGGAGCTGTACAACTTTGATTTGCTTTGCTGACATAGACAACATGTCAGCAACTTTATCCGCTCCCCTCTTACCTGCAAGGTCAATGTCATAACATATATACACAGACTTATTCAGGAACTGTTTAGCCCACTTAAGATGGAATGTTCCTGCTCCTCCTGTAACGGTAATAGCATTCAACCCGAGTTGATTTGCTAATATACAATCTTTCTCGCCTTCGAATAAGTAAAGTGTATCGCCTTCTAAGTTCTCGTCGGGCCATATCTTAGCCTCTCCGAACCCAGTTACGTTAAGCATCTTCACCGTACCGCTACGGCTGTACTTACGAATGTTTACGAGCCGCCTGTTCTCACGTATCGGTATCCATACTCTCCGCTCGGTTATGTTAAACCCTATCTGGTACTTTTTGATTATGTCTACAGTCCAACCAAAACTCTGTACAGACTTAAGTATGTTTTCGTTCTCAAGGAGTTCCCGATTATACCGCTCTACGTCTTCTTCAGTAACGGGAAAATCTTTCACAGGTTTTAGTTTTATAGGTTCCGGCTCTTCACCAGTACGTGTTCCGAAGTTCCCTCGCACATACTCAGTAGCGTCGTTGTAAGATACGGCATTATCTTCTTCGGCGGATATGAGAACGTAGAACGTGGCTATGTTCCCGCCACCCCCGCCGTTGTCGTTAGTAGCACAACTTTGGGCGTGGCATTTCCATAGACCGCTATCGAGGTTTATGCTGAGTGAGGGCTTTGTGTCTGTGTGGAATGGGCACACCACGAGAAGCTCATCACCGTTCAAATTCTGGTCGGTGATTTGGAAGTACTGCTCGTAGAACCCTCGCACGTCTACCTTTTTACTCAATTAAAATTCCTCTACTTCATTCACAGGCGCTGCCGAAGAATCACTGCGCTCATCAGCGAAGTTCATCTTCGTTTCAGCAAATGTGTTATGTAGAGCAGTAGCTCTTTGTAATTCGTCGTCATCCACTGGACCGCCCTGTTCGACTGTATATACAAAGAACTTACCGAAAGCATTTGTTTTTACAGTAGCCCCAAGAACATATGATCGTACTTGACCTCCGTTCATCGCCATCATTGTTAATAAACGTCGTCCTGTTTGGTAACCTGTGTCGTGGAAGCTGGCAACCACAGGCATTTCAACCCCTCGGATAATACATAAGAAGTTTAGGTACGCAGTACATGACGGCTTCGATCCGTCATCACCCCATTTAGTGTCCTCTAACACCTTAGGGTCTTGCGGGTCGTCGGTACGATAAAGAATACCGCCCCCCTGATCACGAGGTATCCACTTGATGAAGTTCTTTTCGTTCTTCACAGGGATAATGTGTATCGGTGAAGGATACACTTCATTAGTAATACTGTTGTAAATGTCCCCCGGTTTGTTCTTACCTTCCTGCACTGAAGGAGACATCGCTTGTCCTAATTCAATTCTCGGAAGAATTAAATCCTTAGGGTCGATATTACCTAATACTCCTTGTCCTCCACCCATTGCCGGCGGCTTAGGCGGTGTTGC